GACATCATAAAGGCGTGAAATTTTATGAATCTCACGGATAATTACACCATCATCATTCTCATACCATTCATCTCCATTACGTGCGATCTTAAACGCAAAGGATGATTGAGTAATATCACCGCGTTTTAGCGGTGCAATAACTAAATCACGAATAGTTGGATTATCTGGTGCGATAATGTCGTATTTAAGGCCTGTTTCATCAACTGATAGACTCAACGTACCAGCTTTACTGCGTCCTAGAATGAAATTTGGGTCGTGATTAAACAACCCTCGCACATCATCTTCAAGCACATCATCAAATGCACCTGGCATAATGATTTCGCGAAACCCCCACATTACTTCAGACATAGTATTGAACACGGAACCATAACCGATAATGTGCGTAGGCTCATCATCTCGGCTTTCCGCTCGCACTTCGCCTGCGTAGGAGCGCTTTTCTACATCACTCATTTGTGTTCTCCGTTTGTTTATTATTTGCTTGTTTTGCCGCATTCACGCTAACCAACATTTCATCCAGTCCATTAACCGGATTCATATCTTCAAGCTGACGAGCTTCATTTCTCGACATCCAACCATCAGTGATAGCCGCATGGTAGAACGTTGCTCGCTCACCCGCAGTACCACGCATAATCCCAGCAAGATTAAACTTCACGAAGTAACCCGCTTTACGCTCTGCTTCAGTAAAGATTTTTCGGTTTAGCTCTTGTTCCCAATTTACAACCCATGGCATCACGCTGAATCGAATAAACTGGATTGTCTGTTCTGATATGTTGGAAAATGTCGCTTTCTCCAAATCGTTGATCATGTGTGCGGGAACATTAAAAATACCGGCAATCTCTGAACGATTAAGCTTCATCATCGAAAGAAGCTCAGTATCGACTGGTGACACGGTCAAAGCCTTATAATCAAGCTCAGCAGGAAGTAATATTGTTTTGTTTTCTTCACTTCTCAGCTTTTCTTGTGCGGTTTGCCACATCTTTTTAAAAATTTCCCACGCGTTGCTGTTCAGAGGTGTTTTAACTGAAAGAATACCTGCAGGACGAGCATTTCCACCGAAGAAACCGCTCGCGAATTTGCGAGCATCTAACCCCAGACCAATTGTCTCAGCATGAGTTTGGATGACTGATTTACCTGTTTTTATCGATGGACCGAGTGACTTAATGTGTAAAACATCATCCGGAGACAGGCTCATTGTCTTATCGTCACCGTAGTAAGCATAAACATAGCGACTTCCGTTTTTAAGCAACTGTACTTTCCACGGCTCTAATGATTCAAGCGAGACAATTTCACCATTTTTGTTACGAACAATATGGATATAAGCATTTCCGTACAATAAAACAGAACTTTGTGCATATTCACGTAATTTGTACGATGTCTGCCAAGCGTTAGGACTATCATGTAGAAGGTAATATGCTGGATGATTTTTTACTGTTTCTACTTTGTCTCCACTCTTACACTTAACGTGTAGCGGTAATTGTGCGACCGAACTCGACAACACGTAAACACAAGCATAAACAGCAGATAACTTCATCGCCAAATCAGGACTAACTGATTTAGTTGGCTGCATTCCGAATATTTCTTCGTAAGCTGATTCAGCACTTAATGGCACCGCTGGATTTTCCAGTGAACGAGTGCTAAATAATCTATCAAAAATCATTGTTTACCTCTCGATGCCAAAATAGCTAAAAGCAGTAATAATGCCCCACTGCCAATTAATGCAATATCTGCCCCATATTTGAGATACACTCCATAAGACATCAAGCCAAAGCCTGTTAGACCTAAAAGATCTAAAATGACAGTTCTCATAGTTCCAATACCTCATTTGGGAAAAAGTTTTCATCATCAGTGCTCAACATAATGCGACCGATTGCCATCATTAACGCCACCGCTCCGTCTATTTTGTTTTCAGGAATTTCTTTAATTGGGCGCACAACATCATCATTCCCTGGAACTGTCTTACCAACCACATTACCGATACACCATGTCATAATTGGATTCCCGTCATGATGGAAACGGCCTGATTCAATTGCAGCTTCCAATTCTTTCATTGGGTCTGATAAGTTGGTGTAGTTTTGTGTAATGGTTATAGGATTAAGCCCTTCATCAGCTAAATTATGGCTGATTGCTATCGCTCCATGCGGGTCAATCGCAACACAGGAAACTCTATGCTCTTGATTGGTATCTTTGATGACTTCTTCTATCTCTCGATAATCAACTTCCGCGCCATCTGTTGCTGTCAAATGCCCACTGTTTACCCATTTTTGATATTTGTCCACCACTCGTTTTAAAGCGGTATCAGTGTTATAGATAGTATCTTCCGGAACGAAGAATTCTGGAGCAATACAATAATAATGACGCTTACCATCAATAACTCGCGCAAACACTTTAACAAGCGAGTTCATATCAAGCTTACGCGCCATATCAAGGCCAAGCACAACATCATCACCTTGGAAATCTTCAAGTGATAATGTTTCATCCTTGCAGTTTTCCCAGCTCACCATGTTGAAATAGCTTTCTTTCGCAGACACCCATACATTCAAGTGTTTAGTCTTGAAAGTATTAGTCAGACGTGCATTATTAATTGCTTTGTTTTGCTGACTAATTAGGTAGTCACCATACACTGACACATCAAAGTTTGGATTTGCTTTACGTAATACGCTTTCACCTGTCCAATCATCATCTTCATCAATTGTATAGATGATCCCAAATAGCTCGTCATTCGGAATTGCACCGGATAATTTTTCAATTACTTCTCTGCGCTTGTCGTAGCAAGGACCTTCGATGTTATAACCTGCAGTCGTAATGATAAACATAAGCGGTTGTTTGCGCGCCCCCATGCCAGTCAACATTGTGGTATATAGCTCATCATTCTTATGCTCATGGTATTCGTCCACTATCGCACAACTAGGCGATGCACCATCACCAGGTGAACCAATAAGCGGTTCAAAGCGAGAACCATCAGCAGGACGGTTTAAGTTAGAGGCATTAACTTCAATACCAAAAGTTGAGCAAAGCAAATCTGTTTTCTTACACATCAACCGAGCGGGGCGGAAAACCTCCCACGCTTGCTTTTCAGTGGTTGCCCCAGAGTAAACCTCTGCACCAAACTCATTGTCCATACAAAACATATACAAGCCGACGCCAGCGGAAATTGCTGACTTACCATTCTTTCTTGGCACCTCAACATAAATTTCACGGTAACGACGGAGATTGCTTGATTTCCGCAACCAACCAAAAGCATTAGCAACGATAAACAGTTGCCACGGTTCAAGCGTGATATTTTGGCGTTTTAACGCCCATTCCCCTTTAGTATGAGGAAGATATTGAATAAACTTACACGCCTTTTCAGCTTTCACTTCGTCAAAAAAATAAGGAAATTTAACCGCTTGCTGTCGCTCTAAATCATCTAAAAATTGCTGACAAGTCTTAATAATAAATCGACACGCTGGGATTTTCCCTGCAACGACATCTTTGGCGTATTTAACTGCCTTTTTTACGTTATCTGTCACTGCATTAACTCCGCAAATGGGTTTTCGATTTTAGTATCAGCATTACCAACCAAACGTGTTCGGCTGCTAGGGTCTAAACCTAGCAATGAGCCAAACTTAGCCATGTCAGCCATTGCCTCCTTTAGCGTGGTGAAAGCTGGATTTCGTTTAATGCCAGCATCCGATTCAATCACGCTACCGAACTTCTCAATATCACGATTAGCTTTCTTTCTGTTTTGGTAAGCAATGCAGTAATTTGCAACAGTCTGTAAATCCGTCTTGAGTAATACTTTTTGTGGGATTAACTCTTTAAGCACAAAAGCCCACATTGTTTTGCCGTTCTCGTCTAGGTCATCTGGCGGCGGTGTATGCTCATCAAATTCACTAAACTGCGGTTCATCTTTATTTAATTTTCGCTTACCAGGATTGCCTTGACGCTCTTTCACTGCTGTCGGCTTAGGCTTTCGCCCCCTACCTGAAACGAGTGCTTTTCCTGTCATTTTGGCTTACCTTTAAAATCTTAATTTCGCGGTTGTAAAAATTGAGTTGAGTGGGCGGTTTTGATAGGCAAAACCTATAGAGATTTCGCCACCCCCTATCCTTACAAAAACAACCGCACTTTAAACATCATTTCAAGCGTTCTCGCGCTGTTTTGAATTTATGGCATGAATCACATAGGCTTTGGAGATTAGTTAAGTCATCGCTACCACCGTGAGCCTTAGGAGTTATATGGTCAACAGTTGTAGCTGTTACAAACAGACCTTGCTTTAAACATTCTTGGCACAAGTAGTTATCGCGAACTAACACGACAGCTCTTATTTTTCGCCATTGAGCTCCATAACCACGCTGAGACGATGTCTTTCCTTTCTGATGTCTTTGCCAACCACAACCTTGATGTTCATCACAATAACCATTACTGTTGATTGTGGTATTCTTACAGCCTTGTTTTCTACATGCTTTAGGTATTCTTGCTGGCATAATCAACCAATAAAAAAGGCGAGTTATTTAACTCACCTTGTTTCTTACGATGTAAACCTTACAATCACAATATATTCAACCACAGTTATCATCACCGATTTTCATTTCTTATCCTTTGTAGATTCAATCCACTTGTTAATGTTTGTGATTTGACTCGCACACATATCACGTTCGCCTTGAACTATGATTAAATGCTCTACCGCCTCACCGTATGTAGTGCCTGTAAATGGAGTTTTTACACAAGGCGTTAAGAAAGCTTGAGGCGGATAAATGTATTCCGTCTTTGTTGTTACCTTATTAGTGCAACCGCTCAATAGCATCGTCATAGATGCGAGCGTTATAACAAGGCTGTGATTTAATAATCTTTCTGACAACTTGCACTTTGTCTTGTGTTGTTTGTTTAATCTCATCATTAATAACTCGCTGTTGCTCTACTGCTTGGCGCTCTACCTCAATCGTATCTTTTAACGATTGATTGACTTGCTCTTGGCTTTTAATGGTTTGGGCTTGCACTTGGTTTTCGGCTCTTAACTCATCTATATTCTTTGATTGGTGCCAAATCCAACCGCACAAGCCCAAAATGGTTAATGCGATGATTGCTATTGCGTAGATTTTAAATCTGCTAAACATAATGCTCTTTCCTTTTCTCTACGCTTAATCAAGCCTTGTAGTTTTCGCCCGCTAGCATAGACCCAGCGTGTAAGTTGATTACACCCAGCAACATAATTACCATTCCGCATCAATCTAAACATTGTCGAATTTTTAAGACTACCGCATCCGTTATTAAACGTAACAGATACCATAGCATCAAACACAGATTGCGGTAGTGTTCTGCCATTGGCGTATCTATCCACGCACGATTCGGCAAGTTTAATATCGTTTTTCCATCGGTATGCGATTTCTTCATTTGTGTACTTCTTGCCAGGCTCTATTTTTTGTCCAGAGTATTCTGTTGAGCCAATACCAACAGTTAATACATCAGCTGGGCATTTATATGGAGTTGCCATACAACCCTCTGCATTACCGATTATTTCTGCTCCAACTGGGCTTAATCTTAATTCGCTGCCAAATTGAGAGTACATAATCCCAATAACTGCAACAACAGAGCAAGCGCCTAGTGCCTTTCTAGTCTTCCCCAACACCATCATCAAGCCCCTGTTCTAGTCGTTTCATTCTTGCCTTGTGCATTTCTTCTGCTCTGCGCTCTTCGTTTTCTCTTACTTTACCCTCTTGGCATTTGGCGTACATATTAACGAGACCACTGATTAAACCGATGATTAAACCAAAAATAGCCAGCCATTCTTGAAATGAATACATCGCCCAAAATGCGCCAAAGCCAGACCAAAAAATACTTTGATTCCCTGCGTCTTTTAACATTCTCATACTCCACCTCGCTGTTTGTTTGCGGGGCAATAAAAAAGCTCACGTTTATTGTGTGAGCTTGGTGTTTGGATAATAAAAAACCCCGACCGTTTCCGATCAGGGCTATAAAATTTACTTATTGCGTTCGCTATGCGCTAAAACCGCAACTTATACTTTATACTACAATTTTACTTGCAAGCTGTCAACACTTTTATTAATTATTTTTTAAAATATTTTTAATTCCATCGTCTAATGCTCTTTGTAGCTCGTTTCTTGTTTTATTGCCATCAAGAGGCTCTTTTCTCACTTGACCTAATGCCATTTGAGTTTCTGCGTATGCCTCAGCCCAAGCCTTAGTGCCATTTTTGTATTTAGCGACTGAATATCTTGCTTTGGCTTGTGGAGTTGTTGAGTATGAATTACCAATAGCCATTTGAGTGAATATAGCTGCTCCACCTGTCATTTGTTTTGAACAGATTACAAAATTCTTTTGCTGTTCTTCTATCGAGAACCCTTTACCGTTACAGTATTGAACTATTGCATCAACTACCTGCTCCTGCGTGTAATTTGGATATTCCGCCTCTGCTTTGCCTGATTGTGTCTCTTTGATTAATGGCTCATTAGCACAACCAGCAATAACCGTAGCGATTGAGCAGATTAATAATAATTTTTTCATTTTTTGGCTCCTATTGTTAGTTTTAATAAATCAGCTAACTTTACTATAAATTAACTTTAAATATTGTGATGCGTGTCTCAAAATAAAAATCCGAACAAATCATTTTTGACTTATTCGGATTTTGTATCAGTCTAAAAACATAAATTTGATTTTAGCAGCGACAAAAGCACCTTTTAAAAATCTAACACCTTGCGCGCGCTCTCTATACATTTTAGCTGGTGAGATGTTAAGGGCATTGCAAATCTCTCTCTCGCTCGCTTGTTGAATGTATAGAGCCATTAAAATTTGATACTGCAATAAATCGTCATCGTGTAGGTTCATTATTTGCTTTTCGATTTTTAAACACTCATCATCTGTTAAGAACTTGATATAAGCCTTTCTTGCTGTCGGCAGCACGGGGATTGAAATCGTTGTGCTTGGATATTCTGTTCCAATTCTGTCACGGCCCCAGCAATTACCCCATTTTTCTAAAATTCGCTCAACACTATAACTCATTCCTGGCTCCCGTCTAACTCTTTGATTTTTGATCTGTAAACCTTGATTAATTCTTTAAGCTCGGATATTTCCCATTTCTTAATTCGATGTTGATTTTCTTCTAACCACTGAACTTCTTGCTCGCCAATCTTATCAACCAGTCTTGGTCTATATCCATGTATGTTTCCACCGCCAACAAAGAGATTACATCTAATACAACCAGAATGAATGTTTCTTTCGTCAAATCTTAGGAATGAACTTCTACCTTGTGGGATAAAGTGTGAGGCTTGAAAGCTAGGTTTCCATACTGCACCGCAAGCAATACAAGGCTGGCCTTTGTCTCTTAATCTGATAAACTTATTCACTTCTTTTTGGAGTGCTTTCAGCCAATGACCTCTATCGTTTTCTAGTAGTTTTTTCTTCCGCTCTTTTAATTGAGCCTTTTCTTGTTTCTCTCTTTTCTTTTTTGCTTGCTCTTTTGAAAGGATAATCGCACATTTAGGTGAGCATACTTTCTGTGTTGAGCTTATTGTTTTCACAAAGCAACAACCGCAGACTTTGCATTTAGTTTCCTTAGGCTTACTCATATCACCACCATTTGCCGGTAAGAAGAATCACAATCGCACAAACGCAAGCGTATCCAATAATCAAAATCTTTAACTCTTTATCACTCATCATCAGCTCCACAGATAAAACAAACAATTACGGCTGTTACTGCAAATAAAACAATCGCTAAGGCTATTTCTTCTCTCACTTAAAATCTCCACGCATCGTTAAACTTAACACCGTTCTCAACGCCCCATGCGGTTGTGTATTCGATAAGGCTTGCCATTCTCTTAACGCCCATTTTTGAGGTTCTTTCTCGAACGTTTACTAACTCCCCCTCAATTCCAGTGACTAGCTTGTATGGCTGCTTTGTTGCGATTGTGTGGCCGCTAACAATTAGATTTTTCCATCCGTAAATATCGTACTTATCGCCTTGCCAAGTTGCCTGTTTTGAGATGTCGCCTAACATTCCGTGAAATTTATTATTCTGCTCCATTGAGCGTGTTTTAACCTTGATTTCTATAACAAGTGGATTTAATTCATTTATTGGTAAATTTCTGATTAACTCCATCGCATTTCTGCGGACTGCTTCATTGACTAGAAACATTGGCTTAAAATCAAATTCCATTTCGGCCTCACTTAAAAATCGTCCTTGTCGTGTTTTTTATAGCTCTGTTGTCTTGGCTCTTTTTTGCCAATTTGAGATCTACGTTCTGCATCCATTTGGTCGCACTCAAACATCGACCCGAATTTCTGATCTACATAAACTTTGCCAGTGCCACCGTGACGATTTAATCTAACAAGGATTTCTGTCAATGATTGGTCGGCTTGTTCGTTGTAAACGCTCTCTTTGTGTAAACCAAACCAATAATCGCACTCTTGTTCAATCTGTCCTGTATCTCGGCTATCGCTTGGTAATGGTCGTTTATCTGTTCTGTTTTCTAATCCACGATTTAATTGAGTTAGAAGTAACACAACACAATCCATTTCACGTGCGAGATTTTTTAATTCTTTTGTGATTTGCCCATAAGCTAAATCATTACGTTCTGCTTTTTCGGCTTTCATCAATGTTAGGTAGTCCACACCAATTAAACCAATTGCTCCACGTTCACGTTTAATTCTTCTGCACTCATTGCGGATATGGGCCATTGACACTGCTGGAGTGTCGTCAATGTATAACAGGTCATCTTGAACTAATTCTTCTGTCGCACTTAACACTCTAGAATTAAATGTTTCTGGGTGAATGTGATATTTGTCGTAGAAGTCATCTGAATTATTTTGATTTTCGTAAAACGCATTGCTGTTTACGTTCGCACGTTTACTGATCATTCGTTCAAAGATTGCTTTACCAGACATTTCAAGACTGAATAGCAATACTGGTTTTTTCTCGTTTAAAATGCAGTTTTCGGCCATCATTGCGTAGAACGCTGTTTTGCCACATTTAGGTCTTGCACCAACTGCGATTAATGATTGTTTTACTAATCCTTTCGGTCCAAGTAAGCTATCAAGTGCGAGAAGTCCAGTAGATAAACCACGTACAGCATCTGGATTTTTCATTCTTAGGTCGTAGTCATTCAGCCAATCCATTCCAACATCACGGCCTCGTCTTAATCCTTGAGATTTACCATCACGAGAATAATCTGCAATTTCAGACATTAATCGACTGATAGCCTCTAAACGTTCTTCAACAGGTAAACCGTTTTTCTCAAAGATTAAACTTTCACAATCTTGTAATTTACCAAGAGTAAAGCGTTTAACAGCCTCGGAGCGAACAATCTCAGCGTATGCTTTAACGTTTCCAGCACTTGCTGTATTGCTTGATAATTCTGCCAAGTAAGCTAATCCACCAACTTCATTACTAATGCCTTTTGATTTTAAAGCGTGTTCAAGCGTTAAAATGTCGATTGGTTTGCTTGATTGTGACAGACTTCTCATTTCTGCGAAAATGTGTTGGTGTGCTAGCGTGTAAAAGCTTTCTGGTTTCAACATTGAGAAGATTGCATCTGTTTTCGCATTAACACCGCTTAACATTAACGCACCAAGAACCATTTGCTCTGCACTTAAATCGTATGGGATAACTTTTAAAACTTCGGAACTCATTACAATGCCCCCTCTCTAACTCTTAATACTTGTTTTGGTTTAATCGCAAAATCAAAGTTTGCTCTCCAACCTCTATCGTTCTCGCCAAGATGATGCGGTTTAAGAGCCGCAAAGAACGCTTTGAAATATTTCTCGACACACTCAAGTGTTGGCTCTCTCAATTCAACTAAGAATTTTTTAATTGCTCTTTTTCGTTCATCGTTTACTTTTTCAACAAAAGGCAATTGGCTGTCGTTGTTTTCATTTTCTGCGTTCCAAAGTTCTGCGATTTTTTCAAAGTTTATTTTTTTGTCAGAACGATTTGATTTTTTTTCTTCGGATTTGCCTTTTGGCAAATTTTCCCCTTGGGGGATAAAGGGGGTATTATTAATATTATTATTAGTATTATTATTTGTCGGATCTATTTCCGAGCTAATTCGGATTTGTTTCCGAGTGTCGGATTTATTTCCGAGTAAATCCGGATCTATTTCCGAGTTAGATTTTGTAAATTCATTCCAAGTTTTGCCTTTCTCGGTTAGCTTAATTAAGTCTTTTTCACCTTGTTTTTGGTATGAAATTAATTCTTTCTTGGCTAACTCAACAAAGTGACGGTAAACCGTGTCAGTTTTTGAATAAAACAAAGGCAATTCTTCAATAACTCGATTTCTTGAAACCCAGTAGAACACTTGACCGTCAATGGTTACATCTTTGGCCCAAGAAGATGATTGATTGAGTAAGTCAAACAACGCTGCTTGGTTGGCATTTAAACCCCATTCAATAGCCTTTTGGTTGTTTATGTGTGTGTTAAATCTCATAGCTCTAACCCCTCAATCACTTGTCTTAGCGCTGTTATGTATTCTTCTTGAGTTAAACCTAACGCTTTTAATCTTGCCTTGATGTTCTCGTAAGCTTTCCATTTTTCCTGTTCAATCAGGCCGCTTATAAATTCGCTCATTTCATTCATATCAAGCCACCAATCTGTATTCAGCAACGCATTTGCCGCTAGGTACTACAATCATTCGTCTTTCGATTTTGTGACCCTGTTGTTTTAGGTCATAAATTCTTGCGCCAAGACGTAAGCAGTTAAAACGTTTTTCCGCATCTAAGTGAGTTAAGCGGTCGCCTTGTTGTAAGGCTTTAAGGATTAACGCTTTTTGAGTTTTACTTGAACTTTCGTTTGCGTTTTCATTAAATTTAGGTGATAATTTAGTCATCTTTTGATGTCCTCCGACTGATAAAGGTTATTACATACGACTTAATCAAAGCCTCTGTTCCCGCAGGGGCTTTTTTTGTCGCCTAATTTCTGGTAAATACCTGTTTGATTGCTTTACTTGGAATGATTTCCCAAGGTTTAACCTCAAACTCTGTTGCAAGCACGATAAGTGCTAATTTTTCCGCTGATGGTTGAGTTTTATTGTTCAACCAATAAGAAACCGCCATTTGCGTAACACCGCATTTTTTAGCAAGCTCTTTCTGCCCATTGCATTTTTTTATAGCTTTTAAAATTCCTTTATTCATAATAAACCTTGCTTTATTAAACTTTATAGGTATGATAAACGAAACTTTATTGAATGTAAAGTTTTATTTTCTTGTCTTTATAAAGAAAACTTTTACAATCTATTTAGAGGTGAACTTATGAACACACTAGATACACTAGGCAAACGAATTGCCTACGTTATGGATTTAAAAGGAATTTCAAGACAGCTTATGGCTGAAAGATTAGCCACTTCAACAATGGCTATTGGAAATATTATTAATGACAAGGTGTTAAAACCACGCAACCTCACAGAAATTGCCGAATTGCTTGGTGTTGATTACAAATGGCTTAGAGATGGAGGGAATTTTGAAGATGCCGTTATGGCAGACCCAAATACAATCCAATTAGAGCTACAAGGCGATCTAATCAGTGGTGAATTTGGTGTTTTACATAAACATAGAATAGATTATTACGATGTGAGAGCAGCAGCAGGATTAACAGGCTTTGAGAATTCAGATTATCCTGAAATTATTTCAAGCCTATACTTAACAGACGAGGGAATGGCTCAATTAGTTGGTAAGAAGTCGGCAGATGGAATTTGTCTTGTGAATGTACCAACTGACAGTATGGAGCCGACCATAAGAAAAGGCGATATTGTGTTTTTAGACACAAAAGTAAATGCTTATAGTGGCGATGGAATTTATGCTTTTGCTATTGACGGTGCATTATTCATTAAACGTATTCAAAAGATGATCGGAGGCGGTTATCGTATGATTTCGGACAATGAAATATATCCACCAGAACAGATAAGCGATGATGTGTGTGAAAACGCCAAATTCATTGGTAGATTTATCCGCACTATCCATATAGAAGCGGTTAATCTATAAATATTGTCAAATTTTTAATAAATAACTTGACAGCTTTTTATCAACTAACGATAATGTATAGGAATTAAGACGGAACCCATAGCAACTCTCAGACCACTTTTAATATCTGTACGGTTGTTATGGGTTTTTACTTATTTTAACGTATGAAAAGAACAGCAATTTTAATTGATGGCGGTTTTTTCTTTTCTAGAGTTTCATTTTTCACTAGAAAATACTTTAAAAATACAACCATCACAGCGGACAACCTAATCGACCTAATGTGGAGCATGGTAAGATTCCACACAGAGATTGAAAGAGGAAAACACTCAAGCAGAGAGACGCAAGAACTCTACCGCATCTATTACTACGACAGCCCTCCGCTAGATAAGCAAGTAAAATACCCACTACCAGAAAAAGGGCAAACTACTCCGAAAGATAAAAATTTCAAAAGCGACCCACTTAACAAACTTCGTTCAGACTTTCATTTAAAACTTAAAGGCAATCGAAAAACAGCGTTAAGAATGGGAAGATTACAGGATTCTGGCTGGAAATTAAATGAGAATACATTAATCGCCTTAAGGAGAGGAACCAAAAAATGGGAAGATTTAACCAATAATGACTGGTATTATGACATTACTCAAAAATCCGTTGATGTAAAATTAGGAATGGATATAACCATTCTTTCCTATGAAAAGCTAGTTGATGTAATCATTTTAATTGCCGGCGATTCTGATTTTGTTCCAGCAGCTAAACAAGCAAGAATAAAAGGCGTTGACTTTATTCTAAATCCACTCAAAAACAATATATCCCCAGATTTAGCCGAGCATATAGACGGGATTCAATCGTTTAGCGTTGGCGTTGGGCTGGCTGATGTGTTAAAGGTTGAACCTGATGGCGACCCTGACTGGTGGAAGGAGTACAAAGCGAAAGTGTCAGCACGAAAAGAGAAAAGAAACCAAAAGCCAAGAAGAAAGAAATCTCGCCAATAACCAACTATCAAAAAAAACCCCCCCTTAATGACGGCTTCTTTTTTTTTTCTGAAACCACAAATAAAATTC